CGGAGCCGCTAGACCCACTGCTGCCGGAAGTGGCTGACTGCTGATATCCTTGACCTACTCCGCCACTGCCGCCGCCGCCGCCGCTGCCGCCGCTACCACCGTTGTAGTAGTTTGTGCCGCTTACCAGTGACCTTCTACGGATAGCGAATAGAACGACTTGATAGCCGCCGCCGCCGGGATACTGCGGGCCGACAGGTTGAACTGCTGAAGCGGATGTTTGCCGTTGATACTGCGGGTTACTACCTGTCGAGGTTGTGGGGATGCTGGTAGTGCCGACATGACTATTTTGCCAGTACCAATATAGGTAGGCACCATCAGTGCGATAGTTAGCATAGGTAAAGGGAGAACTTGGAGCATATGTGTAACTTGTCCACGAACCATAGTAAGAGTACGCTTGACTTCCTTGTCCGCCAGTACCGCCCGTGCCACCAGTGCCACCAGCGCCACCTCCGCCGCCCCCAGCACGGATCGTACCGTTGTTGATGAGAGTACATGCAGCATCTGCTTGGAAAGCATCACCGCCCGCGCCGCCAGCAGCACCGCCCGCTCCGGTCAGTGTGCCGTTGTTTGTGATAGTCATGCTGCCGGACAGGCCGCTATCAATCTGCAGTGCTTCTTGACCTGTGCTAGTTGCGCCCAGTTCGACACCGCTGTTGATAACAATCTCTTTAGGGTAGTCTACGCCGTAGTCATCACCAAACAAGGCGGACGCATCTTGATTTGTTGCACCACTGCTATAGGTATGACGAAAACCCTTCGCTTGACTGTAGAAGTCCGCAACTTGTATCTCACCGCTGGTAGGCACGTTTGCAGCCAAGTTGGTGCTAGGATTGTTGCCAGCTTTTGCACGAACCAGTGAGCCGCCCCGGTACAGGTCAGAAAACTTCACCTGTCCGGAACCGCCAAATTCGTCCCGCATCTGCGAGAATTTTAGTTCGCCACTACCCGTTAGAGCCATTTTCCAACTCCTTCACCCGTGCCGACAGTTCTTTTACAGCTTCGATAAGAAGAGCGTGAAGCTGATCGTAGGCGACTACATCGTACTCTGTTTCCTCATCTCCTGTCTTCAAGGGAAGGGCTTTCTGACTGACTGCAGAAGGAAGAACTTTTGCTACGTCAGTAGACATTACACCGGCAGATGCTCCGCCGTTTTTGTAGTCAAAGGTGTAACCAGTAAGCTGCTCTACCTTTGCGACTGCATCAGTCACTTGCTCTACGTTTTCCTTGAGTCGCGGATCAGATGCGATAGTCGTAGAGAAGCCAACAACGTCGCCTTCAACGTGCAAATCGCCATCGCTCTCAAGACGCATGTCATTCGCACCGTTGACGTAGAAGTCCATCTGCGTGTTATTCGTCCATGCGATATAGTCAGTGCTGTCGAGGCCAATGTTGCCGGTAGCGTACATTGTTCCTGCCACGGTTGCTGCACCGCCGATTGCGGTTACGCCGGAACCCTTACCCGTCAGATTCAGATCGATATTAGTGTCATCACCCGTAGCTGCGATTGAAGGACCGTTGCCTGTAGCAGCGTTGGTAACGTCAATCTGATTTACTGCAGACGAAGTAGTTTGGAAGATGATCTGCTCATTCCCATTTTCGTCACCAATAAAGTGTGCATCGTCAATCAGAATGTTTTGCGAATTCGTGTCTAGGTTTCCCCCAAGCTGCGGGCTTGTGTCAGTAACTATGTTGATCGAAGTAAGATCGACTGTCGCGAAAGAAAGCTGACCACTGCCGTCTGTCTTCATAAACTGACCAGCGCTGCCATCAGCTTGCGGATAATTCAGACCGTCGATAACAACGTCGCCTGTACCGTTTGGCGTGATGGTGATGTTGCCGTTTGCGGCATCTGCAATTACAATCGATCCGGAGTTTGTACCGGCGTTGGTATTCAGTGTAAGATCACCTGTACCGTTCGTTGTAATCGTTGCGTCAGCATTACTGTCGCCAACACGAACAGTATCAGCGTCAAGCTGCACATCGCCTGTGCCATTTGGTGCAATTACTACGTTGCCGTTCGAAGCAGACGTAATAGAGTTGCCATTGACATCTAGATTGCCACCCAGTTGCGGAGACGTATCAATCTGCACAATATCTCCGGTGTAGGACAGTACGCCCGATCCGTTGGTCTGAAGCAGATGTGTGTTCGTTCCGTTTGAGTTAGGAAGCTGGAATGTCACGTTACCACTGTACTGTGCATGTGGTGGTGGCTGGATTGTGACTTTGTGTGCGTTGTTTACTTCGCAGTAAAGATCAATGGCTGCAACTGCGCCACTACCGGAACGAATCTCAACTTTTGCATCCTTGATAGTCGTGCCCGCAGTAGAGCCGTTGCCGCCTGCGTTCATCTGCCCGACTTGGAATGTTCCCGAATCTTGCAACTTAGCGGGAGTAACAGCGTCATCAGCCAACTTGGCCGTAGTGACGTTTGCGTCAGCTATGCCAGCAGTAGCAATCTGCGGTCCTTCTCCCGTCGTGCCATCATGCGAGTGCCCAGACGAACCATTAAATGCAGACTGGATAGCATCAAACTCGCCGTCAAGATCGGATGCGTTGATTACGTTTCCGTCTGCGATATTGTTACCAGTATCGTTTCTGGTGTAACCTGTACCCATTTTTTATCTCCTCCCGTAGGTCGCAAATTCCAAAGTTGCAGCGTCTACGGTAAATACTGCATCTGTGGTGGTTCCTGTCGTTTCGTATACGAGAGAAACCGAAGTTCCGGAACCAACAGTCTGTACATCAAATACAGTGTTCGGCTTACTCCCGAAAGTAGATGTTCCGAATGTACCGGAACCGTATGTAATTACTGTGCCCGCATCATTAGACAGTGTGGTGCCTTCGGGCTGGACAGAATCGGGCTGATCGAAGTCGTACTTCAGTGAAAACTTCAAAGCCAGTGTGCCATTAACATCCACATACGTTGTGCCTTTGTATACGGTCTTACGCACGTTGGGGTCACTTAGCGGAACAAACGGAGTGGCAAATGTTGCCACAATGTTAGTGCCGTCTAACGTATTGCCCTGCTCCATCCTGTAGACATAACCGTCGCTTCCTGCGAAGTATATCTCTTCAGTAGACCCTGTGTACTCCGACGTAACACAAAAGACCTTAAATCCGCGTAATTCGTTGAAAGCTACGCTTCCCTCTAGCTGCGTGGCTGCTATGCCACGAGAGGCGTCATTAGTTGACGCGGAACGAAATCCGAAAATCCTATACTGACTCTTCTCCCGCACAATCGTGCTGGCAAAGCTGGAACTATTGGCTACAAGATCAAGCATCTCTGCCTGTATAGTTTTGGATACTGCAGCAAGACTGAAGTCTCCAATCTTATCGGTAGCAGAAAACAGACGTAGGCCATCCGGGCCTAAGAACATAATGTCGCCGCCAATTTCCTGTACAGTATCCGACGCTACTGCGCCCAAATCTCTAGACACAGGCAAAAGCTGGAAGTCTGCTTGACTAGACCCCGCCAGCCTGTGTATGGTAGTTTCTCCGAAAATAATAAGCTGATCTCTAAATACGATAATATCAGTGACGCTATCCGCTACGTTTATTATACCACCGCCGCTTGCGGGTGTAAAGTCATCATCCTCGTAGGGTGCCGAAAAAACTATGTTTTCTCCGTTAGCTAGAAAGATGTGGTTCTTGAAGTTTACAGCGTGGGTTGCTCCCGATGTATCTGAAGGCAGGCTAGATAGCTGTGCAAAGGCTGATCCAGTGAACCTAAACGGCTTACCTGTGCCATCTACTACCATCAGCTTTTCTGTGCCGTCGAAGTTGTACTTGAGAAAACGTACTCGACCTGTCCCACCCAAGCTTACACCCGCACTACTAAAAGAGGCGTTGTCTGTTATCTGTGTCCAACCACTCCCCGACGATCTGTAAAGATCATCTCCTCGTGCAGCATATACTTGATTAGCGTATTTAATTACACCGCGAACATTACCGCTGTTAGATAGAGCGTTGTTATCAAACTTGGAATATCCCTCAACCCGCCGATACCCGCCAAATACAGACGGCTCGTAGTTGACAAGTATACGGGCTGATCCCGGAGCCTGTATGCCCTGCTGGTAGGGAGACAGGTTACTGATCAGACCGCCCTTAAATTCGAAGGGATATGTCTGCCAACGATCCGGCATTACACCGCCCGCGCATAGACGTTTTCGTTTACAAGCAGTGTACGCATCTGTTTTACACCATCATCAAATTTACGCAGCGATAGTGACGCTGACTCAATGTTATCCCTAAACATATAGGCATGATACATGGCTCCATCCACAATCACGTGTTTAAATCGAAACGGGATTGTGGGGACATCATCATGAAGAGACAGATCAGCCGGGAACATAAAGAACTCATACTCTACCGTGTAAGCTGCGTCCGGCATAGGCGCGATAATAAGATCGCCATCTTGTGAACGAATAGCATACTCCGGCACAGAACCTTTTGTAGTATCTGTTTCGTATTCTTGATCTATGAATCTCTCTAAGTATTCAGTGTAACTTAGCACCCTCAACTTACGCGCTTCTCCTACGCCCAGTGCAGTGTTACGTTGAACACGAACAGTATCGAAGTCGGCGTACTTTGCCTCATCCGGAAGGGGGTAGCGCAACTCACCCGCAGTCAAGGTAAGTTCATCTGTGTTGTGATTGAATTGCCAGTTGAAGTGTTTCTGATTGACATCACGGACTGCAGCATTGATACTGTCCTTGATCTGCGAATAAAATCCTGTAGATGTCGAAAAGTTGGTAGATGTCAGTTCTGTCTCGTTCAATCGACGACACACCTCGTTAACCAGTGCTAAGTAATTATAAGCCATTATCTACTCTCTATAACCCGCAGTCGAATCTCTTGTTCTAACTGCGTTTGATCACTGGCCGTAACAGCACAAGTGATTTTGTAGGTAGTAAAAGCAGTACCACTACCTAATACGATAGTGGCAACTGTGGTAGTGTTTGTAGCGCTTATTCGCTGTAGTCCATTGACGATTTCTGAATCAGTCCACGTCTCTAGGTTACCGTCGGCATCGCGCACTTTCCAAGTGACACTAGAGATAGTGTTCAGTCCCAGTGCGTTCGACCAGTCAACAGAATAGTCCAACTGTTCGTCCGGGTCTTTGTCGGGCCATTTAAGAGCCATTACGCAGCCTTCCTTCTTTGTGCAGCCGTCTCGCTCGGAATTATCTTCAAAGTGCGCTGCCTACTGTAATTCGCTGCAACGAATGCAGTCACTACTCCGGTTGTGGTCGGACTACCTATCGCCCCTGTTCCCTGCACACCTGCAAGAGTGTCGGTTACGTCCTCTACTAATGTATTGACGATGCCAGTGGCCTGTACACCGGTCGGCCTTGCGGAGTTACCTATACCTACAGTATTGATTGCTCCTGTTGCGGATACGCCTGTAGCATTGGCTT